TTATTTTCAAATAATGAATCCGCCTCTTTGAGTGATTTCAATTCTTCAGATACCCCTGAAAATATTTGATTTATGAGAGTGGCATCATCAATTAAAAATATGTTTTCGCCATAATCTAAATCTTTATAATCATAAACAGACGCGTCTGGCGTCTGATCAAAATATGAACCGTAGTAATTATACAGTTCTGATATATTGACCCGTATTTTGGATTTTATTTCATCTATATTATATTGTATTTTGGAGTCTTGTCTATTTTCTAGATATTCTATGGTTTTTTCTAAAATAGCTTTTTCTACCCCTAGAGAGCTTCCTTTTAATTTTTTTCTAATTATATCAAATTTAGCATCATCTCTCTTTGAATTATAATATTTTGAGATCTCTATTAGTTTTTTGCTGTAAAATCCCAAAGCAATATCGAGATCGTATCTATCATTAAAATCTATTTTTGATAAGAATGATCGCTCTTCTAATGTTGTATAGTTTAATGTTATATCTTTTATAAAATCTTTATACTTATTAAGTATAATAATATTTTGATCAACTGGTTCGGATGTTTTTAATTTACTCCATCTTAATAGATATTCATTATAATATTTCTGTATCCCATCGGGTTCGAATGTGACTTTTATATTTTTAATAAAGTCCAAAAATGACATGGGTGTAGACACATCCAATGCATTTTTGTCCAAGACATTTGGATTTGTTATGCTTCTGGGAACATCTGGATAACCATATTGTAGGGATGATGACATCTACAATATTTAATGACTAATTACATCGATAGTGATTGATATAACGAGTCTAACACCATTATATCAAATAATCCTCGATTGCCGTATAGATTTTCGTAAGTCAATGATGATAGATCTATTGTAGTTTTATCATTATCAAAATCCACGATTCCTCCAATTCTAGTATTATCATATCCACTAACAAAATCAAAAAATAAGTAATACTTGGCAAAGTCTATAACTGGGTTAAAATTTGAAGGCAACACCAGCGGCCATCCCCAATTTGATGAATATGCAGATAATTTATATGTATATCCAGTTCCTGCACAGAGAGGCTGGAATGTGTTTAGTAATGTATATGTGTTGCTAAATTTCTCCAGAGCTACTATAGGTGTACCGGCAGATATGGTATAAGAATTGGTGTCTATTTGAGAACCTATATTTTTCCCATATAAATCTTTTTGGGTATATCCTTTTATGTCGAAATTTTGATTAAATTTATTTTCTGTTCCTAAGAGATAATTCGATTTCACAGAAGATAAATTTAATATACGCTTTATTTTTTCTGGATAATTGAATAATGATTTATCAAATATTATACCACTATTTCCTAAAAAGTTTAGATCGGAAATTAAAGAATTAATATCTTCAGTATCAATATTTTTTGTATTTATATTGAAATTTGATATTTTTTCATACGTCTTTACTCCAATCGAATCATGATCATATTCATCAGATCCCAAAATACTTCCAAAAAAATCATTGAATAATATAGGATTATTTTTAATTCTTTCTTGAAACGCTAGATCATTTAATGTTTGAGATGCATTGAAATTTTCGTTTATTTTGTATATGTCAAAATAATTATGCCCGATTACTGTGAATTTGGAACTGGTTCCACTTAAACTAAATGCAGAAAGATTATCATTTGATGCAGTCAATCTGTATACAATGGTGACATTGGACAGAGGCGCATTATTGGTATTGAAGTTTATTAACGCACGGAGCGATCCAGCATGGGCGACACCTTCTATAGTTTGATTTAATGAAGATAAATTATAATAATTCGGAGATATATAATTTCCAGAAGAAAGGACTGACAGATTTGATGTGTTGAGTGTTAGCTCATCAAAATTCTTCAATGAAAAATTTTGGGTATCTTTTATTTTAATAACAAATGGTATATCTGTATTATAAAATTTTATAGGATGTATATCAAACGAATTAATTGGGGTTCCTTCTCCATCTAATCCATTTGATGTTATACTCAATCTATACGCATCATTATTAGGAAGTATATTAGCACTTAAAGATATATTCAGAAGATTTATACAATTATCTACAGTATCATTTATAATAACATTATTATTTTTATATTTGAATTTTATAGTAGTGTTTCCTACGGAATCATCTTTATAAAAAATGGGTGTTATTGCGGATGAACCTATAAAAAATGAATTCTTGTCAGTCTTGTTTGTTATGACAATGCCTTCATCCCCAATCTTTGCGTATATATCAACCACATTATCGATTTGTATTTCTGGAATTTCGTAATATTGAAATGCGCTTAATTCGTAATTGTATATCTGCCTGAACGCGCTGTGGGTTTTTTCCAAATGGGAAAATTTATTTGATTCCACTTCACCATAATTCAAACTATTCGAATTTTTTGTGACGTAACTAACATTCAGTATAGGTTGATAAAATGGATACGTAGTAACGAGATTCCACGGGCCATGGAATCTTGATTGTGTTAAATTTAAACCATTCGTGTTAGATGAAAGATTATCAAAATGTAATGTAAGTGGTATGAAATCTTTCACTTCAACTGTTTGAGAATACGAAGATATAATAGCATTATTTTTGCAATCATATACTAAAAGATTTACTGGATATGCTCCGGGAAATGAGTAATATTTTGTAGCCGTTAAGGAATCAGAAGTTGTCCCATCTCCAAACGACCATACGACATCTTTAGTTGGATATAGAGATAGGTCCGCTATAAATTTAAACGGGGTCTGTGCTAAGTTGTATGTACTCAGCGTTTTATTGCCCATGTAATCATAGATATCAAATAAGGTATATGATGTATTAAGATCAGCCATCTATTATTTCTATTTTGTTTGTTAATGAATTCGGCGAATTGAAATAAGGAAATTTGTAAAACGGAAGGGTTGTAGTTTGATTTACCAATGAATTATCAACATCTGGATATACAGGATTCCAGCTCAAGAATGAAATTCCATTATATGAAGAATTTTCTTTACTGTTTTCTGTTTTTATAGATGTTATTCCTTCTATAGAAAGGATACTAGCAGCTAAATCAGAAATTTTAATCGTTTGTCCTAGAGAATTATTCGATGGATTAAAAAAGTTTAAAATAACTTCCATCACTCTAGATTTAAGAGTGTTTTTATTAATTTTGTTATCTCTGCTTCTCTTTAATATTAATTTACTATCCTCTAATATAGAGGTTCCTGTACTTTTAGTACTAAAACCTATATCAAATGCTATGTATATAGGATCTCTGGGAACGATTTCATTTGAAATCATTTTCTTTTCTTTTGTTAAGTCTATTATTACATTTTTAAACGATTCACTCAAGTAATTTGGATAAGAGTTATCTTGGGTTATGTTAAATTTAGGAACACAAAATATATTGATATTATTGAAATCACAAGAATCCGCAAAATTTACTTGGTTTATTAAAACTCTATTAACTTTATTAGGATCTACGCATATTTTATAAAAGTAATTTATATATTCATTTATAAAACTATCATTGTCTACCACCTTTACAGAATTTAATATATTTGGAATACTTTTCATTAAAAATATTTCATAATCATTTTCCGTTACAAGTCTGTACTGAGCTGATATCAAAAATGGCGCATTTTCTCTTATAGAATCGACATCTTCTGCATCACTTATGCTAGTGGAGTTCAGCACGTTGTTGAAATTTAATAATGCGCTTATATTGGTAGTTACTATAGTGGAATCGGAAGTTGATAAATCAGAATAAATGTCATTAAATAGTTCACTATTGTAGGTGAATAATTTATTACCATTAATTGCATTTTTACTTATAATACCTTTATTGCCATCACTGAGAATATATAGAATTGCTACTGTATCTCCGGAATTTAAACGTCTTCCAAATTTATTATTTCCAAATTTTATTTCGAAATGTCCGTTTTCATTTAATCTTTTTTCATAAGATTTATCATTACCGCTTTTCAAGTATAAAGTATCTATTTCTTCATATTCGTACCATGTATTATTGGCTTGTTCTTTAACGAATACACTTATAGTTCCATCAGAAATAAAACGAGTATCTTTATTATCGACTATATTATCGACCACGATAGGGACAGTTTCAAAGTCTGTTCCATCGGCTGTATATAAAGGATATTCATTGACTGTTCCTTGATAAAGTATTAAATTATTATTAATAGATTCTATACTTTCATCAGTTGTTGTGGTTTTTTCAAATGGAAAATCATTCAAAATAGTATATTGAATGTTATCGATTAATAAATAACTGTATTTTCGTAAAAGATAACTTCCCACTGGTAAATTTTCAGACGCTGTGCAAGTTATCGGAACCAATGATGTTTGCTTGCCTGTGGGTTTGTATCCGATTAATTTCACTATTCTGTTCATATTTTCATATATCGATGATTGATCGAATAATGATTCTGAACTATTTTGGTTTGAATAGAATAATAGAACATGAGTGTAATATGCTAATATTTCTATAATAAATGAAAGATTACTCCCTTCATAATTTTGATCAGTGAATGAAGAATTTTCACTCAATCTATCTATAATAAAGTTCTTTAAGGATACCGCATCGAAATTGATATAGGCATTTTGGGGGAGTTCGTAATTTAATGTCTCCTTGTCACTCATTAAAAATTATTTAATCATAACACTGTGTAACCAACGGATGCTAATTCAGATTTTATGCTTATGCCATATACATCTAATGATGGAATATTAATTTTTAATTCTATATTATATTGCTGATTCTCTTCATCCTCTTCTACCGTAACATCTTCTACAGTTATTCTAGGTTCAGCATCGGGCAATTTTAATGTGATATCATCCCGTATCAATTCTGCTGTGAATGGATCTACAGGTTCGAATAAATATCGTCTGAGATCGATTCCATAAGTAGGATTTAATATTTTTTCTCCGGGTGATGTCAATAATGCATTGATGACACTATTTTTTACAGCCTCTACATCGAATAATGTTTGTACATCTTTGATATATTCAACTTTATTAAGCTGATTATTAAATGATAGAGCCGGATGCAGATCTAATGATATATCTTTATACAAAAAGCCCTTCTCTATAGCCTTTTTGGATATAGGAGATGCTTCTAATGATTTTATTTTAATTGCCATTTTAATTAGATAATCTGCTCATGACTTCCATCATGATTAATTCATGGGAATCAGTATCCAAATTGATCGAATTCAATATTTTACCAGCATTATGGTCAAAATTTTCACTAAGAGTCTTTATACTCTTGTTCAATTTGTTTAATAGAACAGTGGCGGTAGTTTTTGCCCCAATTTCAATCCAGTCATTTGAATTCACAAAATTTACAAGAGCTTGTTTATCAACATTCGAAATATCCAACATGTTTAATTGGGATATAAGCCATGATTTTGTATTCGGATTATTCCATTCTTCCTCGGTCTTCATATTTTGAAGAGTCTTAGTCAATTGTAATTGAGCATTTTGAGAATTAGAATCTTTATTAGCATTATCAGAATCGGCCATATTTATTTTTATAGGAGTCTTTCCAAATGCGCTATCATGTTTAATTCCTTGATATAATTTATACAATCTGAAAAATGGGAGAGATTCAAAATCTCGCACTTTTGTGATGTTCACATTTGAATTTAATTCATCACTTCTAAGTGTTTGTTCTCTTTCGTCATATCGTTTGTTGTATATATCCAAAAATCCTAATATAGGATTTACATCAGGATTATCTGATGCTAATGCTTGGAGCATATCTAATTTTATAGAATTTTCTTTTGGTAATGAATCCCAATCCAATTGGGATAAATCAGATAAGGTAGTCTCGCCCATCTTTTTTCCAAGATCTAATAATAAATGATTTGCAGTGGTATGGAGATAGTATTTAAATGCTTCTATTTTATCATCATTTAATTTTCTATTAGTCTCTTCTATTTGATTTGTCCGCTCCAGAACTTTATCTAAAATATCCTGATATTTTGCTATTTTTGGCTCTATTTCAGATATTTCATTTTCTAGATCGCCAATTTCTTTCTCATATGCTGCTAAGTGACGACTTTTATTATGCAATTCATCTTCTCTCTTCTTAGCATTTAAATACTCTATTTTAGAACGTTTCGTTTCGATTAAACCATTCCATTTTTGAATTTGTTGTCCATAGTCTGATGCCACTTTCTCTTCGTCTTTGGTAATATCTTTGCCTTTTTTATCTTGATCTATTACCATTCTACCATACGATTCGCGTCCTTGTGCCATTCCCTTCATCATGGCAGTCATTCTTTTATCAAAATCGGGATCATTCATCAATAATCTAAACGCTATTCCCAGAGTTTTATAGATTTTTTTCATGGCTTTTCCTCCGCTGTCGCCATAATCGCCAGTGATCTCAGGCTCCCATTCCCATCTAGTTAATTTATCTTTAACTACATCTTTGTTATTGAAACCTGCGCTACCTTTGGAGAATCCTTTTGGACCTTCTGCTTCGGATACGCTTTTACCCAACTGACCCAATCGAGGAGCATCTTTTTTCTTACTCTCGGCCAGCATTATGTCGCAAAGTTGATTGAAATCCATGACATTATTTAAGAAATTGACTAAATAATTTGCATGGGAAAATTATTTGACGCTATTTATGAATCAGTTGTTTCCAGAACTGATATCGGTGGTTATTTGCCCGGCGATTGCGTTCGTTTTAGAAAAAATTACAAGACATCTGGTGCATATAAAGCCATGTCTTCAGATTTGCAAAAACAAGTTGATGAGTTAGCATCTTGTGGCCTTAATATAAGAGTTATACAGGTCGGCGATAGACTATCTGGAGCAAGTGCAGGAAATCAACATAAAACTGGAGACAATGTAGTCATTACAATAGCTGCCGATCAAGGTGGTGGTAGAAATTATGCCAGAATTGCAGTTTCTCCAGATATGATAGATTTGGTTGAATATGATAATATAAATCAACCTCCTATACCAGATGAATTTAAAAGAAAAGAAAGAATTAATATAAAACCGGAGAAACTAGTAGATGATGCATCGCATATTACTAGACAGACCGATAAAGGAAATGGTAAACATAGTCCCGGTGAATATAAATTAGCTGAAAGTGTTGATCACAGACAAGATTTCAAAAATTTAGAAGGTCTTTACGAAGATATTCAATAATATACTAAATATTTTTATGAGCAGATTATCTAAAAAAGATTTAGTAATGTTATCAGAGGCATATTCCGCACAAATTATAGAGGAATCTGCTCCATACATGACAATAGGAGAAATACAACAGGCTATTCCGACCATGACATTGGAAGAAGCCAAGGTCATAGAAGAACTATTTGGCAAAGTTGGGCAAAAAATAGGACAAGTTGCATCTGGGCTAGGAGCGGTTGGGGGAGCAGTTGGCAGAGCCGCTGGAAATGCAGCGAATAAAGTTGTAGGAGGCGTTGCAGATAGAGCTAGATCAATAGCCGGTGGCGTTGCGTCGGCAGGAAAGCAAATTGGCCAAAATGTTTCAAACATTTATAATGCATCTGCTACTGCCAAAGAAAGCGAGCAAGCAGTAAAGCAAGCATTTGATGCAGCTACTGAACTGGTAGATTTAGTTAAAAAGGCCCAAATGAACGGTTTGATTAAATCTCAAGGGGATGTATCTGACATGTCATTGGCAGATATAATGGACGAGTTACAAACTGCACAACAATCTGCTGGCACATTTAAATCAGGAGCCGAAGCTACTGGTGTAGGTGGAGGAGTTGGGACCGCCTATCAAGCAGGGGCTCAATAAATAATCAAAAAAAAGAGGCTAGGTTTTAAACCTAGCCTCTTTTTTGTTATAAAATTGCTTCTAATTTTAGAAGACAGGAAAAACAATTGATTTCTTTATCTGCTACAATTGCAGACGTATATAAACTATCTGCTATTTGTATGATACATTGTTTTTTCAGTACTTCATCTAATGAATCCACCTCATAGAGATAGTTCAACAATGAGGATAGCAGTTGTTCGTAATCAGATCCGAATAAAACATCATTTTCAATTAGATATTTTCTAGTTTTTAATGATGTTTTATTTAAAATTCCATTCCATACCATGTGACATACTTGATCAATGTGTTGGGTATTATCTATTATTAATTTTCCACTGACAGAACGTTTCTGCAATTCATTAATACACATTCTCAAATCTGGAAAATGTGATCGAACTAAATTCACAAAGGCTGAATTCTGCTCTTTGGGAATTTCTATACCTTCATTTTGAAGAATATATAGGCATCTTTTAACAGCATGTTTCAGTGTCGGTATTACGTGAACATTTTGACATCTGGATTGAAGAGCTTCTATAATTTTATGTTTATAATTACCTGTTAATATGAATCTGGCAACATGTGAATATTCTTCCATAAGATTTCTCAAACATTTTTGAGATTCTTTTGATAGCCCATCAGCTTCGTCTAGAACTACGACTTTAATACCACCATCGAAGCTTTTTGTCTGGACGAATCCAGCGACTTTTGTGCGGATATTATCGATTCCAGTTTCATCGGATGCATTTATATATAAAAAGTCGCATTTTAAAATATCTTGTACTAATATTCTAGAAATTGTAGTTTTTCCAGTGCCAGCTTTTCCGGTAAACAGGAAATGTGGTATCTCATTAGAAA